ATGGGAGAGAAAAGAGCGTATAAAGCCAGAAAGCCCGGTGGAGGCCGGAAGAAGCTGAAGCCGGAGTATGATGCCGGGAAGAATCTAAAAGAGCAGATGGATGCGGCTGTGGTGCTTTATGAGGAGGAATGCTCCCTCCAAGACATCGCTGATGCTCTGAATCTGAATCCTATCAAGGTACGGAAGCTGCTCATCACGGCTGGCGTGTATGAATCAGAAGTGGCGGAGAAGGTACAGGATACTTTTGAGGAGTATCGAGAAACACAGGACTACAAAACCGCCATCCTGTCAACTGCAAACACTCTTCAACTTTCCAAAGCCTCTGTTACTTCGTACCTGCCTTATAAAAAAGGCGTGTACTTCCCAGGCACAGCAGATAAAGAGAAAATCAGTGTTGGTGCAGAACGGCAGCGGAGATACAGAGCGATGAAGCGGTGGAGGGCTGATCCGAGAAAAACACAGTTGCCGGTAAAGCGGCAAAGGCCAAAGAAAAGGAACTGGAAGAGTGGCTGCGTGGGTTAGATGGAATGGATAGGCTCGTAGATGACTATGTCGGCGATAAGATTCCTCTCTGGGAGAAGATCATGGACCGGCAGGGGACGGTGTGCTGTGCATGGGAGAAGACTGCTTTTGAGGAAGGCCTGAAAGTTGGAATTCGACTCATGATGGAAGTATATGGTATGTAACATATAGTTTGTGATGGAAATAAAATGAACTCCTGGAGTTCAAAAAAGCCCTCGCTTGTTACGGCGAGGGTGTGTGCTATTCTTCAGTTTCTTTCTTTTTCTTTGGTGCAATCATCTTATGGCCGGAGTAGATTGCCATACCCATGCAGCCTAACGCACCGTAGGCAAAATACTTGTGTGCCTTCATCAGTTTCTTACAGCCTGTGTAGAAGCATCCTGCCATGCAGGCAAGTGCGCCGAGTGACCAATATTTATGTGCTTTCATTTTGTGTCCTCCTCATTATCCGTGGTTATTATCCGCCCCATCTCATCGAGGGAGTCCGAACTACCAGCTTTTCTTAATAGCCTAACAATTATAGCCAGACCTCTATTCTTGAGAGTGAAGGTGTGGTTGTAAGACCTGTTGACCTCGCTGGCAATTTGGTTTAGTGTTTTATTCTCTTTATAATAGAAGCTAATGATTTTTGTGATCAGAGTCTTTGTGGATGTGGAAGGCGATGCTAGTATTAAGGAAATCAGATAATCTGCATATTCAGTGCTCAATTGTGCTTGTTTAGGGAGAATATCTTTTTCAGCAAATTTCGTTAAGTCTTTAAAGAAAGACTCAGGGTAGTTTCTATGGGTCATTTTGAAATCTTCGCATCCTCTGCCTGTATTCTGAGCAGCTCATCTATTTCGTCATTACTCGCCAAGTGAACCGCCGGCTTCCCCTTATAGGTTTGTGCCCCACAGTCAGGGCAACGGTCAGGCAGTGCATTTGCAGAGAAGCAGTAGCGGCAGGTGTCGCAGTAAAAGTAGCTCATGGGGTAGTTACCTCCGTCAAAGTAAGTATATCACCAAACGGGATGATGGTCGATAGGTCTTTGCCGAGAGAAGTCTTTGTACCGGTCGAGATTCGCAGTTCACTGGCAATTGAGTCGATGACCTCAACTGTACCGGAAATATCCTCGTAGTAGCCGCCGATAAAGTACCGGACAGAAACTGGCTGGCCTTTCCTGAGACGACAGAGTGTGTCGGACAGCTTGGCCTTTTCTTCTTCCGACAGTTCGATACGCTGGACTTTCAGGTGGTCTTTGCCCTCAGAAGCAATCTCATCTTCGTAACCTCGTAAGGCAGCGAAAGGAGAGAAAATCTTGGCTCGGTTCTGGATGGTCATTCGTGGTTTGATGGGTGCCGGCCGGGAGAGGGGAAGCAGGTCGGCATATTTACTTTGGACAACTCTGCCTTCCGGTGTATTCTTGTAGTTTGTCATAGTCTATTCCACCCTTATGTGGCAACTCAACAAAGTCTTCTAGTATTTGACCGTTTTCTAAATAGCAATCAGCTTGTTCGGAAAGTAGAACTTGAAACGATGAAACAGGGTTAAAGAATAAAATGATATGTGCAACAAGTTGATTATGCAACGTAGACGTTATTGAAATCCAATGTGCGCCAATAAGTGGCGTTCGACTTAATCCTTGCATTAAGTAGTCGGGAACATAACTAGCTTCGGGTGGCCTTTCACAAGTGTCCTGCATTTTACCGGAAATAGCGCAATTAAGTCGATTGCGAATTTTCAATGCGGTTGGATCATCCCAATAGGCGTCACCGAATTTTAATAGAGCGTATTCATATCCGATTTTTAGAGCTTCCAAGAGAAAACGATTGATATCTAGCGTAATATCGTAACGAATCTCTGGTTGAAGTTCCTGAAAGAGTGACTCATCTATCTTGGAAATATAGTTCTGAATTTGTTCCGGTGTAGCATGAAGCCTTTTTAGTTTCTTAGAGGCCATAGTGCGAGCTTCCTCGACCGAGTTGGCGTGAATAGTTATTTTATTGCCGTCTTGTATAATGGAAGGAACTACAGACGGCACAAAATTCTCATCCACCCGAATTCGCTGCCCGTCTTCAGTCACACCCTCCTGAAAAGCATTTGGAATAACGCCATTTTGACTACGCAGCTGGAAAAATTGCCGCGAGGACTTTATAAAATGATGATTGACAAAGTAATTATCAACATAGGTTCCGAGATTGCTGTTGCACTGTTTACAGACATTCCTTAGAATTAAAGTGGAATTTCCAAGACATTCTGGAATGATGTGTTCAACCGTCCATTGGTTTCTGCCATCGAATTCGTTATCAGTTCGACCACAGAAAATACAACGTCTCATTCGAAATCCTCCTTACTCTGCCTTGTGTCCACCAATAGTCTTGTTTCTTTCCCTCATTGTTGCACCATCCAGATAGTTCGTGCCTTTCAGTACGGCGTTCTTGCCGAACTTCTTCTTGATGCCCAGCATCACATCCTGTAATTTCTTCTCTTTTTCCAGCTTGCTTGTGTCCGTGAATAAATCAACTTGGAAGATACCTTCGTCTTTGACCACACGGTTGGCTGTGATGGTAATCCGTCGCACGGTCAGAGTCTTATCGGTTATCTGGTCGAACAGAGTAGCCGCAGCCTTGATGAGCTGACTGCCGAGGTTGGTCGGATTGTCCAGTCTTACACTACCGTGAGCGCCTTTCGGAACGGTGCGGCCGTAGTGGTCGATGTGTACTGGGCCGTGGTAGGTTCCGTTATCACAGTTCTCTCGGTCATAGCCGACATCTAGTGTGAGAGAGTCTGTGACAAGACCTTTATCCGTGAGTTGGAGGACAAGACTATCCGCCATTTCCTGTACGATGATCCGTGCCTTACTATATTCATATGGGCAGGAGAGCACCTGACCCTCACTGATGCTATTCGTGCTAGGCTTGTATGCTTTGATCTCTTTCATGCCGCAGAGCTCCAGACCCCAAGCGTGGTCGATAAGGAGTTCAGTATCGACACCGAACTCCTTATATAAGATGTCCTGGTAGTTCAGGCTGTATCGTGCAAGTTCACCCATCGTGCGGATTCCGTGTTTCTCCAGCTTCTTTGCTGTTCCGGGACCGGTCATCCAGAAGTCGGTGAGTGGTTTGTGATCCCAGAGCAAGTAGCGGAAAGAATCTTCATCCAGTTCAGCAATACGCACACCATCTGCATCGGGAGCGGCGTGCTTGGCAGTGATATCCATCGCCAGCTTTGCTAGATACAAGTTGGTGCCAATCCCGCCAGTGGCTGTGATTCCGGTCGTATACAGCACTTCCCGGATCATCGTTTTTACAAGGTCGTGTGCTGACATGTGATAGTGGGACAGGTAAGATGTAAGATCGAAAAATCACTCATCAATAGAGTAAACCACAATATCTTCCGGGGCAATGTATTTTAGATAGATGCCGTAGATCTGGCGAGATACCTTTTCATAGTGCGCCATCCGAGGAGGCGCGATAAGATAATCGACTGCAATGGACGAGTCAGAGGAGAGAGTGGTGGAGTCATAGGAAGAAGATGCAAAGGTGGGGATGCCATCCTTATACACGGCTTTCCTTAATCGTACTGCCTCTCTCAACCGTTGTGCGTTGACCTCCTTGACCTTCTGCACGACCTCGAACAGCCGAGCGCGACCGGGGATGCCGTATGCTTTGAGGGAAGGGGACACAGCCAGACAGATGGTCTTCTCTGTACGGCTTGCATCAGCTACGACCAGATTCGTGGTGAGAGGGTCGAGGTGACGGGCGCAGCATTCCGCACTCGCGTAATAGCTTTTAAGATCTATGCAAGAAAATGAGCGGTGTTGCGACACTTTGCAAACCTCCCATCTGTGATTCTTACTTTATTTTTTGTCAATTTCCTCTTGCAGCACCTCGCTGCATAGGCCAACACACTCATTGCAGATACAGACATCATCCGAAGCAACAATCATCTTCTCAACTTCATTACTGGACTTGCCGCAGAAGCTGCATTTGATTTCTTCAGCTTCAGTGTAAGGCTCGATTCGCTGCTTGCTCAGTTCCCAGTTTACCTGCCTATCGGCAAAGTTGAGTGATGCTATAGCCTTATGAATCCGAACCAGATTCTTGAGGTACTTTCCGACACGGTTCTGTTCGATTTCCGGTAGGCTGTTGTAGTCGGAAAGTAGGTCGTCAGTTGTTTTATACACTGGTGTCATCGTACTGATTCTCCAACTCGATAGTGGCAATAATCTGAATTTTAATATCCCGAAGTTTCTTGATGTGCCTTCCGAGTTCTAACAGGAAGTTTTCATCAACTTCCCAGAAGCGTTCCTTTTGTACTTGGTACTTTAATAATTTATGTAACTCCCGCATAGCAGGCTGAAATTCTTCAAATTCAATATCAGAAATCCTTGTCGGGTCCATCGAAGCATCCGGAACATCTGGAATTTCAAAACCATCGATGGTATCAGGTATAAGCTCTCCGGCTTCAGCCGCTTTTTCGAACAGGACAATTACATCGCGCATGAGAAGGTTGGCAAAATAATGAGTGAGAGCATATTCGTCTACCAAATCATCAGGAGAAAATGCCGCATCAAGCATTGAATCGAGATAAAGTATAATGGGAAGATAGGCGCTAGAACGCCATTCAATTGGCTGAGAAGTGTCGAATTGCTGTGCATCATATTCTCCGGAAACATACTGTGAGATTGCCTCAGCAATAAATTCCTGCCAGAACCAGTACCCATCTTGTTTGAGTTGTGTGATAGTGGTATTGACACCGCGAAGGCGATCACTGAGCGTGACAGCATCAAGAAGATTCGGATTACTATAGCGGCGCAAATCATCTGGTTCAGTGTTTCTAGTATACCAATGCCCAAGTTCGTGCCAGAGAAACCAGTAAAAGGACTGTTTATCGTTATCCGGCAGTAAGTTCTGACGAATCAAGATTGCGCTGTTCTTTTCTCCGTGAATATGGCTGACGCCATCAACGAGGGATTAAAAGAATATGCGACCCTTGCCTCCACCGAAGTCAAGAAGGCAGTCCGCAAATCTGCCAAAACGGTCAAAGACCAGATCTCGGCCAATGCACCGTCCAGGACGGGCGCGTACAAGGGAAGCTGGGTGGCGACCAAACAGTCCGAATCCAGCCAGAGCCTTCAGATGGCGGTGCATTCCAAGAACCGCTACCAGCTGGCACATCTGTTGGAAAAGGGACATGCCAAGCGCGGCGGCGGCCGTGTGGCAGGAAGACCGCATATTGCCCCGGCTGAACAAGCAGGTATCGAGCAGCTCCAGTCCCTCATCGAAAAGGCACTAAAGTGAGGAGAAACCAATGACCCACGAAGAAGTAAAAGCTCTGGTGGAGGAGATGGGGCTTCCTTATGCGTATGACCATTTCGCAGAAGGGGAGAGCCCTGATCCACCGTTTATCTGCTTCCTGTATCCGAAAGCCGAGAATTTCGGTGCGGATAACCTTGTGTATCACCACTTCAACCGGCTGGACATCGAGGTGTACACCGATTACAAAGACCCGGATATGGAAGCAACTATTGAAGAAGTCCTGACTTTGCATGAACTCTATTATGAGAAAAGTGAGGTCTGGATCGAAACCGAAAAGATGTATGAAGTCCTGTATGAGCTGACTGTGTGATGCTCATGCAGGATATTTTTATGGGAGGAACACTATGTCGAAGAAAAGCAATAAGGTCAAATTTGGCCTGAAAAACTGCCATTATGCCAAGGCGACCTTTGACGAAGATGGCAGCGTCACCTACGCAAAGCCGGTCCGCATCCCTGGTGCAGTCAGTCTTTCTATGGATGCCAATGGCGAGATCGAGCCGTTCTATGCGGACAATATCGCCTACTATGTCGTGAATAACAACTCCGGCTATGAGGGGGATCTGGAAATCGCGCTGATCCCGGAGAGCTTCCTCACGGACATCATGCACGAGGAGCTGGATGGCAACGGTGTGCTTGCGGAAAACGCCAATGTGGAACTGGAGCATTTCGCATTCCTGTTCGAGTTTGATGGCGATCAGCGTCACATCCGTCATGTGCCGTACAACTGTGTGGCAAGCCGTCCGTCCATCGAGGGTGAGACCAATGAGGACAGCAAGGAAGTCAAGACGGACACCCTGAACCTGCAGGCAACCCCTCTGGCAAACGGTTATGTCAAGGCAAAGACCGGCACCAACACCACCGATGATGTCTATAACAAGTGGTACGATGCGGTCTATGAGCCGCAGGCGAAAGCTGTGGACACCGAAGACACCAGTCACACCGAGGAGCCGCAGGGCTAAGTGACCGACACACACTGCAGGGCTTCGGCTCTGCTTACATTATTATAAAGAGGTATACGATTATGAAGAAGTTTTTTCCTTTGTTCGCAGTGATCATCGTTCTGGTGCTGGCTGTCTGCTCGTTCCACATCATCCCCACCGGTTACACGGGCGTGAAGACCAGCTTCGGTCAGATCCAGAAAACCACCATTCAGAGCGGCAAGCTCAACTTCTGCATGCTTATAACGAAGCCATCCAGCAGAAGTCCATTGCACAGCAGAATGCAGATAAGCAGAAGATCGAGAATGAAGCCGCCATTGCCAAGGCAGAAGCGGATAAGCAGGTGGCAATCACCAATGCAGAGGCGGAAGCCCAGAAGACTTCCATTGCCGCAGAAGCACAGGCAGAGGCAAACCGCAAACTGGCAGAAAGCCTGTCCGATACGCTGATCGAGTACCAGAAGATCCAGAAGTGGGATGGTAAGCTGCCTACTGTGAGCGGCGGTAATGCACTGGTGAGCATTGACCCGGCAGAGTAAGAAACACGATATACGGCAGGGCTTCGGCTCTGCCAATTTTACATGAAATTTTGGAGGATTACGATTATGGCAGTTACGAAGAAAATCGAGATCGATGGCAAGGAAGTCACTTTTAAGGCAAGTGCCGCCGTGCCGCGCCTGTACCGCATCAAGTTTGGCCGTGACATTTATAAAGACCTGCGCCAGCTGGAAAAGAGCGTGGGGGAGAACGATGAGGACAATTCCAACCTCGACCTGTTCAGTCTGGAGATGTTCGAGGACCTGACATGGCTGATGGCTCGTCATGCGGACCCGGCAAAGGTGCCGGACAGCCCGGAGGAGTTTCTGGACCAGTTCAACACCTTCTCCATCTACCAGATCCTGCCCCAGCTGATCGAACTGTGGGGTCTGAACGTGCAGACGGAGGTGGAATCCAGAAAAAACCTCGAAAAAGTGAGCGGGAAATGACCACCCCGCTCTTTCTGCTGCGCTGTGTACAGCTCGGTATCAGCATCGCCGACCTCGACCTGCTGACCATCGGGTTGGTCAATGATATGTTTACGGAGCGGCAGAACGACGAGTATCCGTATAAGGAACTGGCATCGCAGGAGGACTTTGACCGGTTCTAAGGCGAAAAAACAGACGAACGTGCTTATATCGCAAATGAAATAAGCACGTTCGTCGAGTGAGCGTAAAGAAAAATCCCGCTCAGCCGTTGATGACTGGGCGGGAAAGTCTTTATCGTTTGTATTGAGTCAGTTTCATCCAATTACTTGGAAAGCCAAGCTTATCATACAGTTGCTGCTGCGTGAGTCGGGAGCTTTCTTTTTGATATGTGCGAATGAGGCTAACAAGGCTTTTTTGAATTTCTTAAAGCTATCGTCAGAGAGAAGATAGCGGAAGGCTATAACTAAAGCGAAATAATCTCGTTTTCCCTGAGTGTACTGTGTTCCAGTTTTGGGAATATTGAGTTTGCGATGAAGATTGGTGTCCGGAATATCACGGCGAGAAGAGAAACAATAAAGACACTCATTGTGTGCGCATACGTTTCTGTAAAAGGTTAAACATCTTAAGAACTGTTCCAGTTCCTTTTCGTTTACATGAGGATATTCTTGGGCAACAGCACTTTGCAGGGAGAAGGGCAAAAGCGAATACATTTTAGATATTTGCCCAAAAGTCAATGCATTCACAGCAACCCAAAGCGGAACATTTTGATGTGCATTTCGCTGATGGACGAGATACGAATGATCTGTATCTCGAATGGCTATTTTACTGAGAATATTCGTTAACACTGCGATATCGCGAGCATATTTCGGCTCAGAACGGTAGCTTGCAGTTGATATGTAGTGAGTTTGACTATCCCCGTGATGCTGACAAAAACAATAGGAAATAACCTGACGAATTTTCATTTCTACTTCGCACAGGTATTTAAAAGTAAGTTCTCGGAGTTCTCTGTCAAACTTATAGAGAGCATAGATATCCTCAAAAGTAGTATTAATGTATTTCCGAGTCATGGGGTTCTTAAATGGATATTTATAACCACCAATAAGGGAAAAATAGCCGATGTTAATTAAAGATTCCTTGGTGATGGTTTCATCAGAAATAATGAGTCCCTTTTGATTCTTAAGAATATCTATTTGCTGATCGTATGTTCTAAAGCGATCATTCTGTAATTGATTAGGCATCTCCTTTGCCTCGCATTCGGTAAACTCGTGATAAAAAGAAAAGAGGAGGGCCAACAGGTCCTCCCCCCGGTCTCAGTCCTCGCGAGTATCTGAAACCTGATCACTGAGGCATAGTATAGCAGTTTGCATCTAAAAAGTCAAGACTTTGAAGAGAAAAACCGCAACGTTGCTTCGTGTTTATTATATGCTGAACAATTTGAATTGATACACAGTATTTGCCTGTCTGTTTTACGCAGATGGGCTTTTCTTATGCCCAAAACGAGGAGGTGGTCATCCGCATGGCATCCAGAATCCAGGGCATCACCGTTGAGATCGGCGGCGATACCACGAAGCTCTCCAAAGCACTGGAAAGTGTAAACAAGTCAATCAAGGGGACGCAGTCCGGACTGAAGGATGTCAACAAACTCCTGAAACTGGACCCCTCCAATACAGAACTGGTCGTCCAGAAGCAGAAGATGCTGAAGGATGCCATTGAAGCTACCAAGGAAAAACTGGCAACTCTGAAGACTGCCGCACAGCAGGCCAATGAGCAGCTTGCCAACGGTGAGATCACCCAGCAGCAGTACGATGCCCTCCAGCGTGAGATCGTGGAGACCGAACAGAATCTGCGATCCTTACAGGACCAGGCGGCGACCACGAATGCGACTCTTGCTAAGATCGATGAAGCCGGAGAAAAGCTACAGGACATCGGATCTTCTGTAGAAAATGTCGGTAAGAAGTTCCTGCCGGTGACTGCCGCTGTAACGGGTCTTGGCACTGCCGCAGTGAAGACCGCAGCCGATTTCGATTCCGAAATGAGTAAGGTTTCTGCCATTTCCGGTGCGACTGGGGATGACTTCGACCAGCTTCGTGCAAAAGCCCGTGAAATGGGTGCAAAGACAAAGTTCTCTGCATCCGAGGCGGCCTCGGCGATGGAGTACATGGCCATGGCCGGATGGAAAACGGGGGATATGCTGAATGGTATCGAAGGTATCATGAACCTCGCGGCGGCTTCGGGTGAAGACCTCGCTACGACTTCGGATATTGTCACCGATGCCCTTACCGCTTTCGGTTTGTCTGCGGCGGATTCCGGGCATTTTGCAGATATCCTTGCAGCCGCTTCCTCCAATGCGAACACCAATGTCAGCATGATGGGCGAGACGTTCAAGTACTGTGCGCCTATCGCCGGTGCGCTTGGGTTCTCGGCAGAGGATACCGCAGAAGCCATCGGTCTGATGGCAAACAGTGGTATCAAGGCTTCTCAGGCTGGTACTTCCCCGTCTCCCTTAATTAAAGATATTGTTGGGTAA